ATAGTTATCCCAAACTCCTCGCAGACTTTTAAATATTCCTCCGCTACTTCTTTATTCGCAATTACTATGTCGTCACCTAAAACTCTATACCCTCGGAAAATATCTGTAATGTTTTCTAAAGGGCAAATTCTCATATATGAGAATTGGACAATTAGATGATGGACAAGTGCCATGGAAGCCCAAGATGAAAGAGCTCCCATAGGTTGCCCACGCGTATAAGTTACATAATGTTTACCATCATGTTCATAATATTCTTTTTTCTTTGGAACCTTATATGGAAGGCCGAATTCACGGTCAACCAATAAAGACATCCAAAGTTGACCAAAAGGTTTACCAAAGATTTCATTCAACACAACTATATAAAGTTGTTGAGGAATTAGATCAGTGGCGGACTTAAGGTCATAAGAATAAAATTCTTCATAGCCTGAATCTTTTAAAGATTGTACGGCACCTTCTTGATTGAAGGTTCCATCCATTTCCTCAAAAGATTCAAGCATTTTAAATAAGACTTGGTGTAAGGGTAAGAGGGCCAACTGAGTCCAATAATCTACCATAGCAAAAACACGGATCTTTCCGGCAGCTTCATATTTTAAATGAAGTTGACCAAGAAAGGTCTTTTTACGTTTATGCATTAGTAGCTCATCGAGTGCAGCTGGTTGCGTGATAGTTAGAATCTCTTTATAGCAATTTAAAACTCTTTCAGCTTTAACGTGGGTTAGGTAATTCAGTAGGTGGTTAATTGGTTGGAACGTCCAATGTCTAGCAGCTATATGCGCTAGAAGTATGGAAGAACCAGGGCCAACACCACTTCCTGTTACCATTAAAGGGAAGACTTTCGGAACTAAATCATCAATGGAAAAACATTTTTTCCAATGCTGAATTAGAGACGAGGTTCTTAAGAAAAGGCCAAAAGAAGATAAATCGCTATAGAAAGGTTCAGAAGTAATAGAAGAGAAATCGGGTTCTTTGTATTCATCTAAAAGAGAACGGTATATATTTATAATTGATAACCAAGCCCGTATCCATTTTGTATTACGAGCCATAAAAGCTTGGCGAACCTCTAAGGGTAACCAAAGAGGTAAGCCACCTTTACTGAGTCGTAATGGATACCCTAAAGCTCTAGTATCGCAAGGAGAGCCAGCGAGATAACACTCGAGGGCAAACTTTGTGATCTTAAGCAATTGGATATACCGGGATACTCCCTGATGTTTTACAATGTGACGTGAATAAGCCGAGAAATGACGTAAGGATACATCAAATCCTTTTCCAACTTTTATGCCAGAATAAAGCGCAACGGTATTACCAAAGCGCCTTATTAGAGGGTCAAGGCTTTCGCCGACCTCAACCATAGAATCTTTAACTGAAAGATTTTTTATGCGGGCTATGGCAGACCGCCAAAACTTCTTCAGAGGAATCTGATGATAAGTTACGGGGGAAATTTTGGATAATTTATCGGTTTTCTTCACGTCCCAATCGGTTGGTTTCTCTTGCCCCGGATGGGCTATCACTAGT